AGGGCATCTGAACCTGTTTTAGATAATATACCTACTCTTGAATCTTTAGCTAACGTTCCGGTATGCACACATTCAGATGAGGACATAAAAGAAAATCCTGAACGTCTAATTTTTAAATATATCATTCCAAAACTTCTTTTGTCAGCCTTACACGCTTCCCAAAAAATATACAACAATCTATTTGCTTCTCTGTAATCAGGATAGCCTACATCTATTTGAGTCCATTGTAAATACATATAGTGAGCCCCTGTAATGTAGGTGGGTGTTCCATTGTTTTTAAACCAATAACCATACTCTCTATAATCAAATTCTTGTTCAATATAATCAACCCAAAGATTCTTAAATGTCTTGGGCATTTCGTTCCATTGAAAAATAGAATTAATTCTATTTAAACTTTTGGGTAATTCTTTTCGCTCCCAATATTGTTCCTCTTTGTTTTTGTGTCTTTGAAGACACTTTTTAGGTGCAAGAGGTAATGCAATAGTTAGATTATTAATTTTAATAACATCTCCTATTAAACCTGTCTTTGATATAACTATAACATCATATTTAGAGTTATAACCATATAACCAAGACCTATTTCTGTTTTTATTAGTAACTACATTCTTAGGAATATAATCAATAAGAACTTTATATAAATCGCTATTTTGACCTTCTTTCAGCAAACCCTTGTTTTGTTTCAACTTTATTACTACTGCTCAACTCTATATTTTCTTTTTCTTCTTCAATCTTTTTTAAAATCTCAAATGCATCAAAGATGCAAAGTTTTTTTGTTGCAGCAGCATTTTTTAATCTATCTGCGGCTAAATCATCTTCAGGGTCAGGTTTTATTATTTTCTCTTTAGCAACCTTTATAAGTTGCTCTACTGCTTGATGACCTGCTTCAATTATTTTTAACTTAGTTTCTTTACTCATAATATTCTTTTACAAAAGTATGATGTCTATAGTTAGTTACTATTTCTTCTCCTTTTAAAATTTTTCTTTCAGCTATTAATATCATATTATCGTTATCTCTAAAACTATAAAACTTAGCATTATTGTTAAGAGAATGGTTTACATACCGACCTGCTAATGTTCTTGTGTTGTTAATTTTCCCATAGCCAATAACCTCTTTTTTTTTAATTTTTCTAGTAGCAAAAATTCCTAAGCCTTCTATGTTTGATTTTTTTAATTTATAGTTTTTATTATTATCATCTACTACAGGACCTGCTTTCAATTCAAATTCTTTTGAATCAATATAACGATTCAACTCATCCAAATTAATATTATATTCTTTCAGCATATCTAAAAAATCACTCATGTTTCTTTTTTAAAAACATTACTTGAACCATTCTAGCGTCGTTTTTAAAACCAAAGTTTTCTTTTATATTTCTTGAGTGTTTGATGTTAGAGTCAAAAATAAAAATACTATTGTATTGTGCTTTGTTTACTAGAATAGGAACTTCATTGTCATCATATAACGTGGTTCCATAATTTTCAGGATATGTTTTGTTTAAATATAATATAACTGTTTTATCTCCATGCATCTCATCGGTATGTATGTAATGAGGTTCTTCCTGATTTAATGGAGACTTCCTAATAAAATTTAGTTCTATATTATAGTCCGGATAAAAAGCATTTACCAATACCGACAGTTCATCCTCTTTTCTTTCTTGTATACCTCTGAATTTTCCTGCCTCTGCGTCAATTACTTTCCAACCATTGCTTTCAATGTTCTCGACATATTTATCAGGATTTGGTAAGACGTTGTAAAAAGATAGAGTGCTTATCATAATACTAAAGTTATAGAGTGGTCAAACATCCTCCAAAGTTTTTCACCGTCTATGTTAAACTCATATTCTTGTTTTGGCTTATAACAAACCTTATCTCCCACTTTCAAGCCTTCGTTTTTTAAGGTTTTATTTATTATTGCCATTTCTGCCATTAATGGTTCGTTGCTAAAAGGTTTATAAATATAACTCTCTTCTGTTGGTATAGGTTTTACAAAACAATACCTATCATATCCATGCCATTTATTATTTTTTTTAAATGCATAGAATTGTTCGGAATCTACAAAAAATATATCATCTCTAAAAAAACTTTTTCCACTTTGTCTTCTGCCATACATATCATTATAAAACTTAAATACATTATGATGAACCAAAAGGGTGTCACCCTTTTCAATAGGTCCACAGTAATTAATGGGTGTTTCTAAAACAATCGCTTCTCTATTAGATGCAGATGCATCTTCTTCTGAAGTGCTTATAATTAAATCAACACCTTCTATTTCTTTAGTGTTGTTATAACGATTTTTGTTTAGGGGTTCAACTATAAATTGATATATAGATTTCATCAAAAGTTTATATTAAATTCTACGGACACAGGAACAGTGGAAGTAAACTCCTTCCAACAGACTATAGCTCCACTATCTTCTTCAATCCATATTTTGTATGAATCAGAATCTTCGTAGTATTTAATAAGATGAATTTTGTAAGAGCCATTTAAAACAGACTGTCCTACTATGTAGTGCATGGCTCCTGATTTATAATCAGGACCTATAGAAATTTTTCTTATGTCCATTTAATTAAAATTAAATTACGGAGTTATATTTATTTTAACAACACCGTCAGTATGATATAATCCTCCAAACTGAATACCTCCGGCTACTGCTGCTGCATCATCTGCAAAATTAAACGCAGAGGTAGCTAATTGGTCCATATATATAACGCTTCGTAATGGTGCATTTACCCTTGTTACATTTATTGCGTTTTTTCTATTTGTCTGTCCCGAACCAACACCAACTTGAAAACTTGTTTTACCTTGTATATTGTCTACTGTAGGGTCGTTGTTTTGTCCTACTATGACACTGTTTGAATATGCTTTACTTTCAAGATTACTTCCAAGAACAGAATTGTTTGCTCCACTATCTATTATGTTATTATTACCTACGGCAAAACCATTGTTAGCAGCACCTGTTTGACCTACAATAAGTCCAAACCCATGAGCAAATGCTCTTTGAGAATTACCCGTAGTTATATTTTGACCTGCAACCGTATTACGACTTCCTGAAATATTATGTCCTGTTCCATTTAATAATGTATTGTAGTTACCTGATACTGTTCCTTCGGCTCCAAATACTGTATTACCGTTTCCGTCTAAGCTAATTGAAGGGGTGTTGAATAAAAAGTTTTCATCGGAACCATCAGTAATAGTTGCATTAACATTACCACTTGCAATACCCCACAAGAAACTGTTTCTAATATCACTTAGTTGATAAACGGTACTTGGTGTTGTGGCAAAAATAAAGTTATCTTGCGTATCAACTAAAGACACATTGTTGCTGCCTAAAATATAGTTGTTGTCATTGTTACTACTGTTAGTAGATGCCTTGATAGCATTGCTATCACCATTGATGATAACGTTACCACACATATCACCACCATTTTCAGCAAACATTGTGGTGTTAACTGAGTTTACAAGTAAACTACCGGTGATACGACCTACGGAAACTGCTAGACCTTGTGGGTCTTCAGATTGTAATGTGTTATTAGAAAAAGTGTTTGTACTACTTACTTTGTCTCCTAATATTATATTATTTCTAACCGCATCTCTACCATTAGGGTTTGCAATATTAGGTGTTCCTAAGATATTGGGTGAAACAGGGTTTTCGTATCTGTTTGGGTTTAAAACAATATTACTATCACTATATAATGCAGTTCTACTTCCAACTAAAAAGTTTGAAGATACAGGACCATTAGCAGTGAAACTCCCCATGGAATTATCTGACCCACCCGTGTTGAAAATGACGTTTCCTTCACCAACATATTTTTCAGTATTACTTGCTGCACCAATAATAATATTGTCTCGTATGCCGAGTCCTCTAAAATTGTTTCCTGCATTTTTACCAATAAACACATTCCTTTTAAGTGAAAGATTGTTTTGATTTCCTTGTCCCGGATTAACGGATTGAGGACCTGCCTCTATTCCTAATCCTGCAAGAGCTCCAATAACAACATTTTGTTCAATAGTCGACCCATATCCTTCTACCCCAACGTTTCTCAACGCCCTCAAACCTAATACGGTATTTTGAGCAGTAGTCGACCCCGGCAAATAAAATATATCTGCCATTGCTTGATGACCTACGATGGTATCAAAGTTATGACCTGTAGGTAGTGAAGAATTGGCATTGGGACTACCTGCAGAAAAACCTATCCCTATACTTCCTTGGTTAAAGGTTATTCCTTGAGTGGTTGGATTAACTGACGAACCTAAAGCATTTTTGGATATAGCAACATTATTGAATCCCTCTGTATTTTCTTTTAAGGAATCAACTCCAATAGCAACATTATTTGTTCCATCAGTTGTTTTTGCCAAAGCCCCTACACCCAAAGCAATATTTGAACCGGGTTCCGCAGCACCACTAACAGGATTTGTTCCTGATATAAATGATTCTAATGCACCGTCTCCTATACCAACATTATACTGAGCAACAGTTTTATCTGATAAAACTCCTGCATTTTTTCCAACGAATACTGACTCACCTGTTCCTGTTATTCCAATCAATCCTGCAACACTTATTGTTGTTGGTGCAGTTGTGGAATCTTGTGTTATCACTGAATCTACATAGTCAAGTCCATTTGAAACAGGAATATATAAATCAGTTACTATGCTTGGAATTGGTGGTACTAATGAAATAATATCCCCTAATGTATAATTCTTGGTTATGTTAGAATCGTTTACGTCAGTTCCTATAACCTTGTCCTGCAAGGTAGGTGTTGCGTCAATTGCATAGGTGGATATTTTAGCCATGTTATTTCTTTTTAACTTCTCCCGTCTTGATATTTATAATCGAATCTTTCCCATATTTTTCAATAAGAGACTGTTCCATTTTCGCAAACTCTTGAGTAAGTCCATTGACTTTTCCAAATATTTCGAGTTTTTGCATTTCTAACTCACCTAACGAGAGTTTTAATTTGTTTATTGAATCAGTAGCAATTTGTAGCTTTTCTAATTCGTCTTTTTCTAATTTTACGTTTTCTGCCATTTTACTTAATTTAATTTATACAAAGATACTATTTTTTATTTTTAATTTTTTCCCAAGACCTTCCTCCAAAGTAAGAAGCAATGACGGTTGCAAGAATTAATTGTAAAAGGGAAATCCATTCTTCCTTCACTTCAAAGTTAATTGAACCTGCTTCTATAAATATTAAAAGCATTGTGCATATAATTAAAAAGATGAGAACCATGGGTCTTACGTTTTTGGACAACCACGAATCACTAGCCATATCAACTCGCCATCTTTCAGTTACATTCTTTTGCATTTCAGCTTCAGCTTGAATAAAAACTTCTGTAATTTCTTTTTCAAACTTTGCTTTTTCTTCCTTACTGTAAATATGCTTACCTATAATATCACTAATCTTTTCAGCAATACCTCCGCCTATTTTACCAAATAATTTGTTTAATATTTCTTTCATAATGTACCGTATTCACTTTGAACATCAAAACTCGGACAAGCCTTTGGAGAAAACTCATTGTGTCCGTGTATTGTTGCTTCAGGAAATATTTTTTTTAATAATCTTAATAGTTCTAATATAGATACTTTTTGCTCAGGTGTCCGTGTATCTTTTGGTATCCACTTTCCTTTAGTATCTTTTTTATTTTCTACTCCTCCAATATAGCAGATACCTATGCTTGATTTATTCATATTCTTAACATGAGCCCCTACTTGGTCAACCATTCTTCCTAACTCAATTGTTCCGTCAATCAAAATTACAAAATGATAACCAATTCCTTTCCAACCCCTGCTTTTATGCCATTGGTCAATAAGTGCAGCATTCACAGAATTATCACCTTCTTTAGTGGCTGAACAGTGAATAATAATTTTATTTATTTCTCTCATCTTCCTTGTCCTCTATATTTTTTCTTATATGAGTTTTGTGACCTACTCGCATTTTTTGAGTGGACTCCGGGTCTTTTTTTATTTGGGCTATAGGAGTATTTGGCAATATGAATCTTTGCCATTACTTTTTATTTTGCTCTGAGTTCTTATAGATTTTTTGAACCGTGTAAACAATGGTGGCTATAAGCAAAATAATTTTAAGTGCCATTTCTATCTCAGTAAATGATATTGCGAAAACGCTTGAGTTCAGACCGTATATTTTTAAATCTTCGAAGGACATTCTACTATTTCATATATTATTTCTAAATCTTCAATCATTAATGTCGTCGTTGATGTCCAATAGTTCATTTTACCAAAGAGCTACTAAGTTAGATGCGGTTGATGTGCCTTGTACTTCACTAACCAAAACCTGAAGAGCTTCCCCTTCTTTTGGGTTTTCAATACTTACTTCGTCTCCTCCGGCAGTAACAATATCTAATTTAGTACCTGAACCACCGCCTCCAACATAAATCAAACATCCGTTATTTGAATCTGTATTATATACTACAAAGTTTTGTGAGGGTGCTTGAAAAATATCAGCGTTTAGCCTAAGAGCATTTTCAGATATGGCAACAACTTTTGCATACGCTCCTGTAATAGAATTGTAAACAGTAGCCCCTAAAGTAACAACTCCTATAAACCCATTAGTTCCTGCTGCTTTAGTAAACAACAAGTGGTCTGTTAAGGTTGAAGCATCTGAAGTTCCGGAAGAAACTTTTGCTCCGGGGTTAGGTATAATAACGTCGTCGGTTGGTACCCAACTTATTGCTCGTATCGGTTGTAACTTTTGGTATGCCATAACTTTTTATTGGTAAGGTATAATTCGATTGAGGGTGTCTTGTCGTTTTCCGCACCCGCAGTCTCGCCCTACCTTTTTCGAAACTGTATCTACTACGGATTTAATACCTGTTATCTGTGTAACTTTTGCAACGGTATCTCCAAACCCTCTTGATTTTTCACTCCATTTCATTTTTTACAAATACATTGCGAAACAGGACAATCACTTACATCTACTATAAGTTTTGAGACTGCCCAATTCCATTTACACAAAAATTTGCACCAAGTCTTTTGTATCCAAAGACCTAACTTTACTAATGCTTTACCCATTGGTTTACTTACTAATCAGTTTTGATAAGTGACCCTTCACACTTGATGGGTAATGCTTATCTTCTTTCATTGAGTGGTCTCCGCTATAAGCGTGTCCTGTCATTTTCTTTGCCATTCCCTTAGATTCATCTCTACGAGATTTTAAAGATTGTGAGTGTGGACCTTTGTGCTTCATGCTTAAAGACTCATCTAATTTATCATTATAACCTTGTGCCATAATTTTTATTTTTTGCTGCAGCCAAAATTGTTGGCGAAATTAGCCATCTTAACTACTGCGGGTTTATATTTTTTTTTATTCGCCATTACTGCGGAAGCAGCACTACATACCGATTTGCCCGGCATATTTTTTTTAACCCATGAGGTAAATTTACCTTGGTTTGCTTTTTTAATTTCTATATCTTGTTCTTTTGCCATAACAAATCATTTCTACAAAGATAGCAATAATTTTTTCATTGTTTCTTAGACTTCATTATAGAGGTTGAACCGTTATAACTACGTTAGCTTCCTCTCCTGAATCTGAAAATGAACCGTTTGTAATAGCGGTGATAGTAATTATATCACCTGCATCTAGTTGAATATCTAAACCGGAAACATCTTCTATAAACCCGGGATAATCCCAATTATCTGAATCTAGTCTTGTAGCTAAATCATAATTTTGCCAAACACCTGCATCGCTCACCAAATTTCCATTCCCTAATTCTTCTGATTTAGAAAGTTTGAATGATAATTCTTTTTCAGGTTGTCCTGCTGCAGATGAAAAATTAACAGAAGATGCCCATTTCCACCCAACAGAAATTACTTTGCACGGCACAGTTACTATAACAAATCCAATATGCTGAGACGCAGTTGACTTGGTAGTACCAAAATCAGCAGTATCTCCCCCAAGTATACTTATGCTCGATGTTCCCACATTAGTCATAGTACCTGCAAAAGATAGATATGAAGGAATTTTAAAATCATCCGGAAATGAATAAACATCACGCTGAGCGTTTGCTTGTTGGGAGCCTAGATTTTTAGTGTTCACATCCGGTGCGACTCCGTGAAACTTTGTTCCTGTTGGTATTGCCATAGCTTTTGTTTTTTATATTTTGTTAGTTCGGAATAATTTCATTTACATTTGAACTCAAACTAACATCAATTACTGAATCAGTATATCCTTTAGACCAAACTTTCACCAAAGCTGCATCTATTTGTGCTTTATCCTCTGCCGTAGCAGGATAAGAATCTTGACTTATTTGTAGTTCTGCCCCATCTTTGTAAAGAAGAAAAATCTCTCCACCATCAAGGCTTACATAATAGAGGTTTTTAGTCCCTGCTAAAATACCATTGAAATTTAAAAATTTATCCATATCTGTATAATTTAAAAGATTAATTAATTACCACCAACTGCATTAACAGGTTGACTCAACTTTGGAATGACAAATGATGTTTCAGTCCAAGGAGTTTGACTTGCCTTTGCAATTGCATTAAAAACTGTTTGTGCATCTTCCTTAGTTAATGCTGCTGCTGATGCAATAGCGACTAATTTTCCACTAGTGTAATAAATGACTATGTCGTCACCACTATTCTTGTAAACAATAGCAACGTCATTTGCAGAGAATTGGTCTGTAGCCGTATCGCTAACACCATCGAGTTGTACTATTCCATATTTTTGCATAATTTAAAATTTTTATGAGTTATTTAATTACAAATATACTAATATTTTCCTTGTCTATTTTTCGGACTTGACTTGGTGGAACCACCTTTACCTGCCCATAAATGTTTACACGCCCAATACCTTGCAGTCATTTTAGATTTGGCTTGTCCACACTTGTGTCTCGCTCGGAAGCTTTTCCTTGCAGCTCCTGAATAATTATGTCCATATCCCTTTGCTCCAAAGTGTATAAGCTTCTCTCTTCCATTCTCACAAGCTTTGACCATTTTTTTCTTACCCGGTCTATCACTTCTAACAACGACATTACATTTCATTTTTGATTTGTCCGCCATCTCTTTTATTTAAAGCCTTCATTAGTTTTTGAAACTCGGCATAGTTTTTCACCCAATCCTTTTCGTCTCTGTTTCTGTTGTATTGGTTTACAAACCATTTTTCTCTATGCGTTTCTAACTCTTCCGGCATTTGTATTACTTACAAATTGTTTTCTTTTTCCGCCTTCTCGTTTTTTCTTACGAGCAGTAGCTGCACGTTCAGACTTAGACATTGACTTTGCTTTTGCTAAAGGCAAACAACGGTCGGGGTTCTTTTTATTCTTGCTTGTACCACAAGCTCCAAGAATAGAACCATCAGTTCCTATACGAACCCATTTCTGTTCTCTCCACTTTTTAAGTTCACCCATTAGTATCCGTATTCAGTCTTTGCTTTATTGGGATTGTTTTTTAATTTACCTCCCATTGTTTTTGCAAATTCAAATGCTTGAGCTTTACCCATAGCATTATATGGAAACTTTACGGT